TTAGAAATGTAGATCTTTTAGATACTAAACCTAGTACAGGTATTGGTATAACTGTTCCATTTGATGGACCAACTGGAATTAATACTACATTTACAACTAAAGATACAATAAAATCTAATCTACTAAATTTTATCCTAACAGGTAAAAGAGAAAGGGTATTTAACCCAAGTTTTGGTTCAGGAGTAAAAGAATTATTGTTTCAACCAATAACAGATGATATAATTGATCAAATTGATAATTTAATTAGAGGTGGAGTAGACACTTATTTCCCCACAGTTGATATAAAAGAATTAGAAGTAACACTTCAACCTGATAGTCATACTTTTATTATCTACTTAAACTATTCTATTATTAATACTAATATTGAAGATGAACTTCAAATAAACCTTAACAATGGCTGAGAGTAAACAAATACAATATTTAAATAAAGATTTTGACGGGTTCAAGCAAAAATTACTTGAATTTGCTCAAATATATTACCCTGAAACTTACAATGACTTCTCAGACACATCTGCTGGGTTGATGTTGATTGAAATGGCTGCTTATGTAGGTGATGTTTTATCATTTTATGGTGATAATCAAATACAAGAAAATTTTTTAGAATTTGCTAAACAAAGAGATAATTTATTATCTTTAGCTTATACACATGGATACTTTCCACAAATAACTACAGCAGCAACAACTGATGTAGATATATTTCAATTACTACCAGCCTCAACAGAAACTGGGAGGGTAAGACCAGACTATAATTATGCTATGATTTTGGCAAATGGTGCCCAAATTCAATCATCTAATGATAGCAATGTTTTCTTTTATGTAGAAGATCAAGTTAACTTTACATCATCAGGAAGTTTTGACCCAACAACAGTATCTGTTTATTCTGTAGATAGTTCAAATAACCCTAATTTTTATTTACTTAAAAAAACAGCTAAAGCATCTGCTGGTACTTTAAAATCAGCAACATTTCCATTTACTACACCTTCAAAATTTTCAACTATACAAATACAAGATACAAATATAATAGAAATAGTAAAAATTACAGATAGTGATGGTAATAGATGGTATGAAGTACCTTATTTAGCACAAGAAACAATTTTTGATCCTGTAACTAATATAGCTTCAAATGATCCTACATTAGCACAATATGACGATACTACACCTTATTTACTTAAAACTAAAAAGGTGCCTCGTAGATGGGTAAAAAGATTTAAATCAGACAATACCCTCGAAATTCAATTTGGCCCCGGTGTATCATCAAACCCTGATGAGATAATAACACCCAATTCAGACAATATTGGATTAGGATTACCATATGGGACAGACAAATTAACGACAGCTTGGGACCCTGCTAATTTTACTTATACTAAAACTTATGGTTTATCACCTTCAAATACTACCTTAACAGTAGAATATTTAATAGGTGGTGGAGCCGAATCAAATGTCTCAGTACAATCTTTAACAATACTATCGTCTGGTTCAGTTAGTTTTTTTGGATCAGGTTTAGATAATACTTTACAAACAACAGTTAGTGGTTCTTTAGCTTTTTCAAATCCAACAGCAGGTGTTGGAGGAGGGGATGGAGATACAAATGAAGATTTAAGAAGAAAATCTATAGCTCAATACCCAACTCAACTAAGAACTGTAACAAAAGATGACTATGCTATTAGATCTTTATCATTACCCTCAAAGTATGGTAAAATTTCTAAAGTATATGTAACACAAGATAGTCTTATAAGTGATAATAGCCAAGAAGAAAGGTATGATACTAATGCTTTAGCTTTATATATTTTGTCTCAAAATAGTATTAATGATTTAACAAAAGCAGATCCTGCTTTGAAACAAAACCTTATAACCTTTTTAAGTGAATATAGAATGCTAACAGATGCTATTAGAATAAAAGATGCTTTTATTATTAATATAGGATTAAATTTTGACGTAATATTACTCCCAGAATATAATACACAAACAGTATTAAATGCTTGTGTTAATGCTTTAATAAATTACTTTGATATAGATAAATGGCAAATAAATCAACCTATTTTAATTAATAATGTTAGAAATATAATTGATAATATTGAAGGAGTACAAACAGTTAAAAGAGTAGAATTTATAAATAAAGTAGGAGAATCAGAAGGATACTCAAAATTAGCATATGATATTAAAGGTGCTACTATAAATGAAATATTATACCCATCTTTAGATCCATCAATTTTTGAAATAAAATACCCTAATAATGATATTCAGGGAAGAGTAGTAACAAACTAATAAAAAATGGCAGTATATAAAATATTTCCCGAAAAAGATACTTTTATTTTATCTCAATACCCTGCTCAAAATACAGGTAGAGATGAAATATTAGAGGTTTCAAATTATAATGGAATAAATGTATTATCATCAGCTCAAGGTGATTTACCTGCCGTTACACGTGCGTTAATTCAATTTAAAACAGCGGATATAAACAATGTAATTAATAACACAATAAGTGGTAGTGCATTCCAAAGTAAATTTAATTTATATCTTGCTAATGCTGAAAATGCACCCTTAAACTATATATTAGAGGCTTATGCTATTTCAGGATCATGGAATATGGGTACTGGAAAAGCAAGTGATGTACCAAAAACTGATAATGGATGTTCATGGGGGTGGAGAGAAGAATCGGGCTCAATGGCTTGGACAACAGCCGGAGGGGACTTCTATTCAGATAAATCTGGTTCTTCTCAAACCTTTTTATATACAAGTAATAAAGACATTTCAATGGATGTTACTAATATGGTTAAACTATGGAATAGTAGTTCAATACCTAATGATGGTCTTATTCTTAAACACACTAGTAGTATAGAATTTTCATCATCATTTGTTGAAACAAATTATTTTTCTATGGATACACACACAATTTATCCACCTGAATTAGAATTTAGATGGGATGATTCATCTTATGCACTTACAGATTTAACTGCAGTAACTTCAAGTGATTTTATTGTTTCATTTACAAATGTTAAAGAAGAATTCGAAGATACAGCTATTTATGATTTTAGAATAAAAGCAAGAGATAAATTCCCAACAAGAGCATTCCAAACATCATCAGTATATTTAAATGCTAAAGCATTACCTACATCTTCATATTGGGGTTTAAAAGATATAAAAACAAATGAGATGGTAGTAGATTTTGATACTTCATATACTAAAATAAGTGCTGATGGTAATGGTAACTATTTTAAAGTTTATATGGATGGTTTAGAACCTGAAAGATATTATCAATTAATGGTAAAAACTATAGTTGGGGATGAAACTCTAATAATTGAAAATAAAGATAATTACTTTAAAGTAGTTAGATAATGGGAAAACAAGAAATAAAACTTAATAAACAAGTATTTGGAAAAGTATCTTATCCAAAAGTTGTTGATATTGAATTTAAACAATTAGTAAAACCTGAAGAGGTTTTAACAATTGAAGAACCAATAACTATAGCGGAATTTTTTGTTGAATACAATAGGCTATTTTTTGAAATTCCCCAAAAAGGGAATGGTTCACATGATGAATTAATTAAAAGAAGTGCTGCTTATATAGGTGTAACAGGTCAATCTGAGCAAATACAAGCATTATTAGAAGAAATAAACGAATTAAGAGCACAACTATTATCAGCTCAACAGGAGATAATTAACATAAGTACTAGTATATAATGGCAAAAGAAGTAAGTATTTCTAGTGTTTCAGCTAGCTCTCTAGAAACTCAAGTTTATTCATCACAGGATATAAACCTATTAAATGAATTTGAATTAAATAGAGAGTTTGGATCAGAACAAGATGTAATTGAATATCATATATTTGATTCTACTAATAACCTTTTATCTTCAAGCTATGATTATGCAAATTATAGCACTCAAGTAACAAACCCTTCCAGCTCACTATATAATACTCTTTACATTAATCCTGACCAAGACTTAAATAATTCAGGATATAGTATAGGAGAATATAATGTTTTATATAATTTTTATAGACCAGTATTTTTATCATCAAATGATAGTAAATATTTTATAAAAGAAATATCTTCAGATAGAACAGAGATAAAAATTACTACTAATGATTTATCTTATAATGCTGTAGGTACATCTTATTTTAATTATGTAACTTCTAAAAATGGAAAAAGTTTTTACTCTGATTTACTTTTAAATTTTGGAGATAATAATACTTTAATTGCTGTAAATACTTTATTAGATACTGAAGGCACAGCACAGCCGGGTATATTTATAAAACTATATGAACCTTTACCTGCGGAGTATGATTTAAAAGATACATTATGGGTAGTAGAAGAAATATCTGATCCTATTTCATTTCAAGTTAATATCCAATTTACAGCTGAAGAAATAGAACAAGTAGAATTTTTAAGAGGACCCAATACTAGTATAGAATTAAATAATAAAACAAATTCAACAACAAAATATTTTAACTCTGGAGAATTATTAGGAACAATATTAACATCTTCATATCAACAAGCTCAATCTATACTAGAAGCAAACGGAGTAACAATAAATGTAGACTATACAGATTATAATAATTTTGTTCATTTTGGTTCAGCTTTTGATAGATTATCTAATTTTAAATATAAGTTAACCCAAATTCAACAATACCAAAGTGATATTAATACTTTAAAAGGGTTAGATTCAATGACCGACCAATTAGCTATATCAGCATCTGAAGCTACATTGCAAGAAAATATTAATGTACTAATAGAACAATTTGATGGGTATGAATATTATCTATATTTTGAATCTGGAAGTAAAGCTTGGCCTAAGTCAAACACATCTGCACCTTATAATAATTACGGAGTAACAACTGATTCATCTTCTTTATGGTATGGATCTATTACTGAAGATAATGAATATTATGGAGGACAAATATTATCTTCTTCATTATATGATATTAATAACCAAAGCTTTACTTGGAATACATTACCATCATATGTTCAGGAAGATGCTCAAAACCAAAATCTAGGATTATTAGTATCAATGTTAGGCCAACATTTCGATTTAATTTGGACCTATACTAGAGCTATTACTGATATAAATGATGCTGATAATAGAGTTGATTATGGTATTTCAAAAGATCTAGTAGCTGATACTTTACGTTCATTAGGAATTAAATTATACACTTCCAATAGAACAGATCAAGATATTTATACTACATTATTAGGAATAACCCCATCGGGATCACTAGTCCCAAGTACGGGGTCATATAGAATAGAAAATTATATTTCTGCTTCTAATGATCTTACTACATATGATAGTATTAATAAAGAAGTATATAAAAGAATTTATCATAATTTACCTTATCTTTTAAAAAGTAAAGGAACCCATCAAGGATTAAGAGCACTTTTAAACTGCTTTGGTATATCAGATACAATTTTAAGAATAAAAGAATATGGAGGTAATCAAAAGAATGTTAGACAAGTTACTCAACATTATGATAATTTTAATTATTCATTAGATACTCATACTTCTAGTATAGTTGAAGTTCCTTGGTTACCATCTCTAATGCCAATGGTAGGTGAAAATTGGGAAGATGTAGATGCCGATTGGAATAATATTGAAGGATGGTGGAATGGAGTTTTAGCCGAAGACCAAGTCCCAGATACTATAGAATTTAGATTTAAACCATCTGGAATACCTTCAGCATCACATTACACACAATCTCTATTTCAAATAAATACAGGGAGTGCTACACAGTTTGGGTTACAGTTATTTTACCCCTCAGAATCAATTGCTACATCAAGTGGAGCTTATGACCATTATGGTGAATTAAGATTAATATTATCCGGATCTCAAGGATATGTAACTTCTTCAAGAATATGGATGCCTTTTTTTACAGGAAGTTATTGGAATTTAAAATTAAGCAGAGAAACAGGATCACAAAATTTAAACCAATCTGGATCAGATAATAATTATGAATTAATTGTTAAATCTGGAAAATTTGATAATCATAATGAATATATAGAATATTGGGGATCATCAAGCATTTTTATATCTGGTTCAACATCTTCATCTTATAATGAAGCATGGAGTAAATATTCATTTACAGAAAATAATAACCATTTATTAGGTTATTTAGGAGGTACTGGTAGTAATAACACCCTTAGCCCTAATGGAGTTACATTTGATGGTAGATTTAATGAATTTAGATATTGGATAACTAATTTATCTCAATCTACTTTTGATCAACACGTTTTAAACCCAACCTCTTATACTGATAATGATTTAACATCTTCATACTATAATTTAGTTTATAGATTACCTTTAGGAACATATGACCAAACATCAGGTTCAAATGGAAATAACCAAATTACATCACAACACCCTATGGTTACTGGGTCATTTGCCCCAACAGGGTCATTCTTAGGTACGGGATCTTCAACTGTAAATTATGGTATTATAACTAATTTTACTACTAATAGCTTTATATCTGAAAGTCATACTGATGCTATTCAAGGTCCTGATATTGGGGCATTTACAGTTAATGATATAAAAATCAAAACATTAGATAATGAAATTATATCAGGTTCAACATTATCCCCTTATGTATCTGCTCAAAGACCCTTATATAATAGTTATACTTCTGATTTAGATATAGCAGAAATATCTATTTCACCACAAAATAGTATAGATAATGATATTATAAACCAATTAGGTTTCTTTGATATAGATGAATATATTGGGGATCCAAAACTATCACCTTCAGGATCATACCCAAGATTAAATGAATTAAGAGATTTTTATTTTAAAAAATATTTTAAAAAAACAAATTATAAAGACATAATAAAATTATTATCATATTATGATAATTCTTTATTTAAAATGCTAAAGGATTTTGTCCCAGCTAAAACTTTACTAAATACAGGTTTAGTAATTAAACCTACCATTTTAGAAAGAAATAAAACACAAAAGTTTGAACCTAGTTTTACATATATAGATCATAGTGGGTCAATTTTTATTCCAAGTATTACTGGTTCAAATGCATTTAATGAAAACCTAAATACAAATTGGACTGAAAATGTAAGAATAGATTCAGGATCTGGAAATAGATTAACAGCATCATTTGTAACTTTTAATCATACTGATAGAAGTGAAACATTTACAGGAGAATATAGTGGTAGTGAATTAACAGTTTATACCCAACCTACTACAAGTGTAGTAACAGAAAAAAGTTTTTTTGAAACAGAAACAACAACAGATACTTATCTAACCTATTCACTTATTCCTTTAAACCCAACATTAAATAATATATTAGAAGCTAGGAAATCTGTTGAATTTATGGATATTGATTATTCTTCAAATATAATTACCCCTGTTAATATAGGATTTATTACTAGTAGGTCTTTTGGAGAAATAACAGAACAAAATACTCCATTTTTAGATGCTCCTGTACAAGATAGCAATTATACTTTATTACGTAGTGTGAACCCACGTTATTTGGGAAGTAAAAATATTTCCCAACTTTATAATACTTATACTTTAGGAGATTCATCTTATGGCCAAACTGCAGCTATAGATTTAAATTCACTTAAATTTGCATATTTTTCTGAAATAGTAGAAACAGGTTCTTTCTTCCCAGAAAGATCTAATGTATATATTAAATATTTAATTGATGGAAGGTCTAATGTTATAGAATTAACTAGAAAAAATGAAAATATATTTGATTTACAAAATATATTTAATTCTAATAAACAAGTAGATATATCTTTAGATAATAACCAATTACATGGAGATCAAAAATATTTAGATGGGTTAAAATCTGTATATGCTGGTGGTTTTAGATATCTACCTAGCCTACAAAATCCAACAGGAAGTTCAACATTAATATATAAATTTACTACAGGTTCTATATCTAATATAGATAATAGTGATTTAAAAACACTACCAGGTAGTTTAGGAGGAGAATATTTACAAATACAAGAATTTTCACTAGGAACAATTCAAATCCAAAGCGGTAGCAATAATGTATCAGTAGGGGGGTATCCAGCTATAAAACTTACTAGAAATGCACCCGTAGATCAAAATAGTATTTGGTGGGATAATGATTTAGTAATTAATGTAGAAGGCCAAGTAGATTTAGAAATAAATATCCCCAAAAACATCTCAGCATCCTTTGATACTATTGTTTGGAATGACTTTAATGGTCAATCACCAATTGCTTCCTCTTCTACTGATTTAGGAACATTTGCCTTATTAAATGCTACTTACCATATAACTAACTCTGTTACTATGCCTAAAAACACTAATACTGTAGAGGCATTATTTGACAAAGCATCATCAGCTATGGGTGGTTATTTTGAAACTAGCTTTATAAACCCACAAATAGTTAGTGCTTCAACAACTCTAGATAATGGTGCAATACGTTATTCATCCCCTGAATATACTTATTATTACCCCTCATTACCTCTAGAATCTTTTACTAGTAGTATAGTTGATGGAGGAGATGCTAATGAAGGAAATTCTTTCTTTATAAGAAACAATACAGGTTCTTTTAATATTTTAACTGGGTCTGTTTCAATGTCTTTTTGGTATGATAGCTTTATACAAACTTCATCTATTTATGAGAGTGGTTCTGATTACTATGGAATTATAGATGAAAGTTTTGAAATAGAAGAAGGTGATTTATTTAGATTTGTAGATAAAAGTGGTGGAGAAGCAGGTACTGGGAGTGGAGAATTTCCTATAGAATTTGAAAGACAAGTTAAAAGGGTAAATGTCATACCTAGAGATGAAGTAACTAATACAAGACGTTTAACTATTGAATTTAATGAAGATATACCAGCTAGGGCTTGTGAAGATTTTGATCCAAATGATCCTGAAGCTGCTAAACAAATTAAAAGATTTATCATACTAAAAAAAATAAATGATGAAACAAATATTGTCCTTAATTTTGAAAAACAACCCGGTCAAACTTCAACCGGTATTATATTTCCTGCTGATTTACCTAGTAGCCTACAAGATAAAGCAGGTAATATTGTAAAAGAATTAAAAGCACAAAACTTAATAACATAAAAACTTAAAATTTACTATATTTATATACATCAAAAAACACTATGGGATATTTAGATAATAATACAGTCACAGTTGATGCCATTTTAACGAAAAAGGGGCGTGAACTATTAGCACGAAATGATGGCTCATTTAGAATTACACAATTTTCATTAGCAGATGATGAAATAGATTATACTTTATATAATCCTTTCCACCCATCTGGCTCAGCTTTTTATGGAGAAGCTATTGAAAACATGCCAATTCTTGAAGCATTTCCAGATGAAACTCAAGTAATGAAATATAAGTTATTAACATTACCAAGAGGAACTGCTAAGCTACCTACATTAGAAGTAGGATATACAACAATAACATTAAAACAGGGAGCATCACTTTCTATTACTCCACAAACTCTTAACTATCTAGGAGCTGATACATCATTTGAAGCATCAGGATATACAGCAACAATAGGAGATTCAAGAGTACTATCTGTTTTTCAAGGAACAGGAGTAAACACTACCGATGCGGCTGCATTAAATTCTACTTCAACAGTAGGAACAAATGTATCAAGAACAGTAATTGGAACTACAATTAATGTAACATCAACAACTGTTAATACATTATTTGGAACTTCAAATACTTTAAATACTATCTTAACAGTTACCGGTAGAGATTCAGGAGCAAGATTAACAATCCCAATTAACATAACTAAAGTAACTACATAATATGAGCTTTGTCAGTTTAAATTCAAGTGATTTCGTTGTAAGTGCAGATTCAATAACTTCTACCTTATGGTCAGGAGGAACTCCTATACTTACTCAATTCTTTACTTCTTCACAAACATCATCATTTAATACCTTTTTAGATGTTTATCAAACAAGTTCATTACGTAGTGATGCAGAAGTACAATTTTCTCTTACATATGGGGAAGTAAATGGTTCGGGTTCTGCTCCATATAATAATTTAGTAACTGGAAGTTCTCCTTCTAGAGTAACTTATGGTCAATTTAGAACTTTAGTTAATGGAGATGAAAATACAAACTTTAACTTTGGAACAGGAAATTCATCCTCAAGAGATATTTTTGTATTAAATGTAGAAAGAGCAAGATATAAAGAAAAATTATTCCCAGGAACTTTTAACTTAGTACTATCTGGTTCAGATGGAACTGAAGTAACCCGTTTACAATTAACAGATAATTCAAAAGATGTAACTACAGTATCATTTACTGATGCTGGTAGAGTGTTTGATATTGTAAGTGGTACAAATGGAAGTGCAACTACAGCAACACCATTTTCAGCTTCTAGTACAACCGCTGGTTACACACCTTCAGGATCATATGGCAAATATCTACCAGATGTAGGTTTAATAATTTTAAATCCTAGAGCACTTTCCTTATCAGGATCTTTTGGAGGTTTAGGATTAGTAGTAAATGATGATTTAACAGATGTAGCACAAGTAGCTAATCATTCTGCTTTATTTGAATCAATTCAATTAGCCCAAACATTTTCATTAAACTCAGAAGAAACAATAACTTCTGATTATATATTTGTTAGAGTAAGTAACACAGACTTTAATTATACAACTAACCCATCAATGATAAGTGGTAGTGGTGAATTTGTATATTCAAGTTTAATCAATAATCCCCAAACTTTTATTACGACTGTAGGTTTATATAATGATGCTACTGAGTTATTATCTGTAGCCAAATTATCAAAACCATTAGTTAAAGATTTCACTAAAGAAGCTCTAGTAAGAGTAAAATTAGATTTTTAATGAATGAGTTTTGCATACAAGAAACTAAATCCAGCTGACATAAAATCAGTACCTTATACTGCTAATAAGCAATATGAGTTTGATTCATCATCTTATTTAGATAATAACATCCAAACATATATAGGAGAATATATTCCTATAAATCAAGACCAACGTTTTGATTCTATAAATGACAATGTAACTCCTGATGGGAACTATAGGAGACTAGTATATGAATCAGTACGCCATTTATATTATCAAAATTATGTAACCAAATCCTCACAAGATCAGGGTTTAGATACTGATGATTTTTTATATCCTGATAATACTAATGAATTTTGGCATTCATCCTCATATGACAACTATGAACAAAATTCTATGTCATCAGGATCATTCCCTAATTTTAGGTCATTTCCATTTTTCGAAAATATAGATTATAAGTATGATAATGAAGGAAACTCATTATATGGTAGTGCTATTTATTTTTTAGAAAATGCTGCTAAAATTAGAGTAATTTCAGTCCCACAGGATATATATGGAGAAGGTGTAAAACCCTATACTTTTGAACTATCTGGATCAAACTTTTTCATTGCAGATGATGGACAAGGAAACTTATTTGATTATATAAGTGTAAAGGCAACGTATAATGCTGAAAATTTTAAAGATCCAATAGCTATATATGCCGGCCCTGATAATGGATTAGTTGTTCCTGTTGGAAATATATTTTATAACCATGGTATAGCTGTAATAACTAATCAAGATTATTTATGTTTTATAGAAGATAACCCTGTAGCAAGAAATAATTATATTAATATAACTAATACACAAGAAGAAAAAATACTAAATATATTAGAAGGAGATTTTGATGATTGTTTACCCATAGATACAACATCAGTTGACATATCTACAGTATCAGGATTTGATTTCCCAGACTTTATTTTAAGTGGAAGTGGAGATATAGTTATAACACCTAATTATAATAGTACAATACCTGGAGAATATAAAGTACAATATACAACAACTAATACTTTAGGATTATTAAGCAATACCGCTTCAGTTAACCTAAATATAACATCAGAGCCATTATCATCTGATATTCTTTCACTCACACAATCTTGTTATCAAAACCCAGATAATATCTCATCATCACTAACATTTTCTATAGATAGAGGTCAACCACCTTATAGCTGGTCTATTGATAATCAAACAACATATAATAATGTAGATGATTTATTCCAACCAGAAATTTCTCTCTCATTATCTCCAACAAGGTCTCAAATATTACATATAAAAGATAGTGTAGGAAGTATTATTACTTCATCACTTAATACATCTTTTACACCAATAAGTGGTACAATATTTCAAGATGAAGTATCAAACTGTAATACTAATGATGGGAGTATTATAGTAAGTGCAAGTGGAGATGGAACAATATCTGCATCTTTAAGTGCTTCTTTTTCTAATTCTTTAGCTACACCAAATGAATTTTCAAATTTAGTAGAAGGTTCATATACAGTATATTTAAAAGGTGCTAATAATTGTATTAGCTCTTCAACAATATCTGTTGGAAAAATTCAACCTGTAACTGCTAGTTACACAATAACACACGCTACTTGTTTTGGACAAAACAATAGTGGGTCAATTATATTAGATGATTTAGATTTTAACTTAACAGCTTCAGATACTTTTTTAACAGGAGGTAGAGAACCATTAACTTGGAGTTGGTCAGGACCTGGTACTTTTTCAACTAATTCAATAGATATCATAAATGTACCTACGGGTTCATATATTTTGAATTTATTCGATGATGATGGGTGTAATTATACATTTAATTATGATGTAACATCTTCAACAGAGATAACATATACTGCTAGTATTTCTTATAGTAGTTCTTTACATACAGAACTAATACTGACAAATGTAACAGGAGGTTTTGGTGGTTTTTATTCTGCTAGTATTAATACTGAAAATTCTATATACACTGCTAGTATAGGTCCTGGAAGTAGTAGTTTTATACTAGATGCTGATGGACTAAACTCAGGATCAGCTAGTATAAGATTAGTAGATGAACTAAATTGTACATCATCTATTCAATCAGTAGAAATATTTGGAAGAGTTTGGGAAGAAAGTGGATCATTTGGAGAAGATAGTACAGGTAGTGTAGCACAAAGAAACCTTAATTTTTATACCTATGAACCCACAGGATCAGAATGGGTAACAGTCCATATAAGTTCAGGAAGTGAAACCCCTGTTGAATTAGCAACATCGGGAAGTGCTACAGGAAGTTACATATGGAATACTAATGATACTTTACTTATTAATATATATTCAGGATCAAATAATGATTTTTATTTAAGAAGAGAATTTAGTGGATCTTTAGATCCTGGAATAAAAGCTTACTATGTAACAGTAGATAATCCTGGCCCTGGTAACCGTTTCTATCTTAATGGTGGATTAACAACATCTTTAGAATTAAATAGAAATGTAACTTATAGTTTTACCCAATCAGATTCAACTAATACAGGTCATCCTCTTAGATTTTCAACAACACAAAATGGAACACATGGGGGTGGAACAGAATATACTACTGGCGTAAGTGCTTCTGGTGCTCCTGGTACTACAGGGTTATTAGAATTTGCAATTCCACCAGATGCCCCTGATATTCTATATTATTATTGTCAATCCCACTCACTTATGGGAGGTAGTTCTTCAGTTTCAATGTCTAATGCAATACCATTAGTATTAAGAAGTGATATAACATCTTCTACTATAATAACTGGTAGTGGTAGAATGGATAGTTTTGATAAAAATTTAGATGTATCTTTAAGTTTTGGTCCTGATTATAATATAGGTTCATTACATTTAACAGCCTCTAAAATTAATACAGAAGAAGAAAATACGGCAATAAATTTTAAATTTAGTAAACAAATTCCATTATCAACAATTAGAGATAATTTTACAGGTAGTGCTGAAAATTTATCACTTACAGGAAGTGGAGGAACTAATATAGCAGATGGATCTGGTAGTAATTTTGTAGCTCGTAATAATGAATTTATAGATACATTATATGGTAATACTGGTAGTTTTATAGGACCAAATGATTTATTATTTAGAGATTCTTATGCATTTGGTAATGTAATAAATACTGTTTCTGGTTCTAATATAGAATATACAAGTGGATCAATTTGGAGTGGTTCAGTATCTGCTAGTTATTTTGGAGGCGAAAATGCACATTACTTCTCTCAAAGATCAGATAAAATTTGGTTATTAACAGCAGATATAGATCAAATTAATTTTTTAAATGTATATTCTTATACTAGTGAAAGTTTTTATAAAGATGATCCTATTGGGCAAAGAACTAATTTAGATCCTTATACACATAAAGAATATACTATATATGCAGGATCACAAAAAATGGAAAATGATCTTATGTATGTAATGATCATACATGAAGATGAAAATGCCTCTATGGCTTTACCTTCAGGTATTGGTAGTGGAGAAATATTTAATAGAACATTAAATAATTTAAATGATGTAAATAGAGTATATTATTTATTTGCGTCACCTACAGGCTCATCTAATTCACAAAATGATTTAGATAATAGAGCAGTAGCAATAGGAAAATATTTTATAGATAACGTAATTTATGGCTAATACTGGTTTCAAAATAACACCAAACGCAAAACAATTCTTTACTTCAGGACCAGATTCTGGTAGTAATGTAAGTGGTACTTTTGTACAACCTTTAAGTATACCACCTTTTAGTTCTTCTCTTGATAATGAAGATTTTTTTAATAGATCTTTTGATCCTATTAATTTTCCTATTGGATATGAAGATTGTTTAGAACCTCTTCTTACTAGTATTGTTACAGGTTCTCAAAGAGGAAGATTTGAAATTAATTATGTAACCCAATCTTCATTTAATACAGCAAGTGCAATTACAGCCTCTATAAGTGATAATAATACTTTTTCAACTTCAGAAGTATTTTCTGCTTCAATAGATTCTATTATACCTATAACAACATCTATAATAAGTGGAACAGTATTCTTTAATGCATTTTGTAGTTGTAGTGGCCCTACTCCATCATCTGATTCACAACCTTTACATTATGTATATGATATTTTACCTCCACCTCTAGCTGCAGGAACCGTTAATTTAGTATTTAAAAATACTTTAAATGATCCAATGGAAGTTGAAATTAGGAGTTTAAGAGGGAATAGAAATTACTTAATCCCTTCAAAACAATCTATAACATATGATTATTCAACATCACCCGATAGTGGAGCATGGTATGATACAGGCAGATCTGAAGATTTAAAAATTACAATTAAAGGAGGTGCTAATTCAACATATGGAAATTCGATACAAAGATCAACAGACGGAGTAGAAAAAGAAACACACACTAATGGGGGAGGATTTAATAATCCTGCTAACTCAACAGATAATAGTTCAACATTTGATCCTGATAAAGGCTTAATTTTTAATGTAAGACAATTATCATTACCTAAAAATAATAGTATTACCAATACTACCTTTACATTAATACAAAATACCCCACCACCTCCACCACCACCACCAGTCGCACCTGCAGCGCCATCACCAGGGCCTGGGCCTAGACCTTCACCCCATCCTTATATTGATACACAATATGGATCAATACCTTATGAAACTGTAGACCAAGTATGTGGTACTAGTGGTATTGATTTTAGAGAAAAAAATTATTTTATAAGAAGAGGATATCTATATGAAAGTAGAGATAAAGCTTTAGATGATACCAAACCTACTTATACTTTTACTAAAAATTATATTTTAATAGATCCAACTACTTATTTAATTGTAAATAAAAATGGATATATTCAAAATAAAGGTGTATGTGAATTACCCTTTTATACAATAGATACAAGCGGAGGTGCCTTTTCAACTCAAGAAGAAGCATGTAAAAGAAAAAAGACATTAAGTGGATCAACTACTTTTACTTATAAAGATAATAAACTAGTAGGATCTGGTTTATCAGGAAGGTATCCTTTATATAGTGGTGCTCCTGAAAGAGGAGGAACTAATATAATATTAAGTAGTGGAAATATAATTGGGTTTGAAACTTGTGGGAGTGAATTAACGGATATTCAACTATCATTTATAGGATACAATAATGAATTATACCCTTTAGAAACACCTGAATTAATTAACCCTAGAAGATTAAGATGGGTTTGTTCTACATCACAAAGATTCGAAAACTATTCCTTAGGCCCATCAGGGGTTGTATATTACGGGTTCAACTATAAAAATGGACAATACAAATATGTATCTTTAGGTTTAGGAATCCGATGGTATAGAACATCTGGTGGTAAGTTTGTAATATATAATAGAGGATTAGTAACAAATACAATAGAAAATATAACATTTTGTTAAATTAATTATGGCAATACAAGTAGGACCAAATCAACTTAATTTTAGAAACAATTATACTATATATGAAAATGAAATAGTATGCACTGTAACAGCAGGACAATTTAATATGTCTCAAAATCCTACAATTACATTAAACCAATCAGGATCATTAAGAGATTTTGCTACTGGTTCAAATTTTCAACCTTACGCTACTACAGTAGGTATATATAATGAAGCAAATGAACTATTACTAGTAGGAAAACTTGCTCAACCTATTGAAATATCAAAAGATACAGATACAACATTCGTAATTAGATACGATCAATAAATGTGGTTATACAATAGTAAAGTTATAAAAGGCATTGAACAAATGCCTAAAAATACATTTGGTTTCATTTATGAAGCTACTTATATTCCAACTAAAGAAAAATATTTAGGTAAAAAAGTATTATTTTTTAATCGTACTTTACCACCTTTAAAAGGAACTAAACGTAAACGTAAAGTAGTTAAAGAAAGTGATTGGTTAACTTATTATGGTTCCCATAATAAAATTAAACAGTTACTATCAGAAGGCAAAAAAGATAATTTTTCACGTAAAATATTAGAATTTGCATTCAATAAAAAACACCTTACATATTTAGAAACTAAATATCAATTTTGTAATAATGTATTAGAAAATACAGAATACATAAATGATAACATATTAGGTAAATTTTTCAGAAAAGATTTGGTTAATCCAAATATTTAACGTATCTTGAATCTAAACTTAAGTCTTTTTTATGGTAAACCAAATATTACTTGGATTAGTGGAATCCGTTCTGGGTAAGAGTAATCCGACAGCAAGGGGAAATCATGCTTTCCATTGTGCTTTTTGTCACCATAAAAACCCAAAATTAGAGATAAATTTAATTCCAAATAAAAAAAAAGAAAATTTATGGCATTGTTGGGTGTGTGATAAAAAAGGTAAAACTTTATTTGGTTTATTTAAAGCATTAAAAGTATCTACTAATAAACGTATTCAATTAAAAGATATATTAGGAACTACAGAAAAATATGATGTAGTAGTTTCAAATACTAAAGTTGAACTACCAACAGAATATAAATCATTATATAATCTTACCAAATCAGATATCCATGCTAGACATGCTTTAGCTTACCTTAAAAAAAGAGGTGTTTCTACTATCGATGTTTTAAAATATCAAATAGGATATTGTGAAAAAGGTAGATACGCTAATAAAATTATTATACCTACATATAATGCTGATGGACAGTTAGATTATTTTGTAGCACGTTCATTTGAAAAAGAACCATCAAGAAAATATGACGCACCATCTTCAGATAAAAATATTGTAGGATTTGAAAATATGATAAATTGGAACATTCCTATTGTATTATGTGAAGGTGCCTTCGATGCTATTGCTATAAAACGAAATGCTATACCATTATTTGGTAAAAATATATCAAAAAAACTAATGCAAAAATTAGTTACATCTGAAGTTAAAAAAGTTTATTTAGCTTTAGATAAAGACGCTATTAAATCAACTTATAAAATAGCAAAACAATTATTAGAAGCAGGAAAAAAAATATTTGTAATAGACTTAGACGATAAAGACCCAGCTGATATGGGGTTTGCTTTATTTACAAATAAAATTCAACAATCACAAGAATTTACATTTTCCTCTTTATTTAACTTAAAATTATCTATATGAAATTAAGGAAAGCTAATTTTCCTAA